CAGTATATCTATAATACGTATCAAAAATTTCAACCGCGGTTGTATCTATTAACACGTCAGACCTTGTCGGTAATGTCCCCGTTGCCGAGTGAGTGGAATAAGAATTTTCGTATGGTAAAAGATTATATCTAAACCCATCTTCATTTTTATCACTTGGAGACTTGTAAGGGTATATACTTGAAATTAATGGGTTTGACTCATCTATTGGAGTAATGGGTATAAATACAGATACTCGAGCATTAGGTAACCCTAAACCATTATTAGCGGTTACCCTACCGACAAGAACACCATAATCCGCACAACTTCTTGTGTAAACATCAGATTGTTGTATCTTTAACGATAAAATTTCCAAAAACTCAAAGTCTTGGTCTAACTGTATATTAATCGTTTTGTTAGCCCCGAGTTCAGTTTTTATTCTATATGATTGACCCATGTAATGTCTTTAATTTATAAATAGTTTATGTGTTAATTTTAAAGTATAAACACACTCTTTTAAAATTATAAACTAAACGATTCGAGAATAAACCTATTAAGAGAAGGTAACTGATTGGAAATTTTTAACCGAAACTCTAATGTCTTTGTTTGGATACCGAATTTGATATACTTGTGAGGGTTGAGCAAATACCGTATCATCAACAGGAGCAATTTCTTTAGTTTCAGGATTTGAATATTCCATTGAGGTTTCTGCTGAAGAATACTGACCACCCACATTATTGTAAACATTAATTCCTGCAACAGTTAATACCCCATTTTGATTTTGGATAATACTTCTTAATTCAGAAAGATATACGTTTTGACCTAATTCCCTTACTTGTGGGTTAAAGTACGCCGAAATCTTATCAACAACATCTGTAATAACTTGTCCTGAGTTTTGAGCAGAATCTAATACAATTTGAACATCAATGCTAAGGTCAATAACCTCAGCGGTTAAGATTGAAATGTAGTCATTCATCATTCTATAATTTGATAGGTATGTTGCAACATTTTGTCTCAAAGTGTCAGAAACAATATTGGTTAATTTACCTGAAGTGTCGTAAGATAATAACTGAATTAATATTTTGTTATTATTTTCAGTTATTGAAACTTTTGCAGGTGCTCCAAATTCTGATGGCATATTTCTGATTATAGACTCATAGTCTTGAACTGTAACCGCTCTTTTCTGAGCCGAGAAGTTAAATGAGACGTAGTTTCTAATTTCTTCTAAAGACGGGAGACCTGCTCCACCAATTGCCGCAGTTACGTTGGTACACCTTAATGAGTTAACTACCGAAGAATTTGTTAATTCTGAAGGACCGTTAACATAGAACGATACTGTACCAATTTGATTAATTACATTGGTACCTAAGTTTGTTGCCAAACCACCACCTACTCTGTACTGAACAAATAGTGTTGAGTTTGGAGTTAATGCTGAACCTAATGAGAAATTGTTTGAATATCTTTGTAAGTCTAATGTAGTTCCTAATGTTGTGAATTGATTTAAAGCGTCTTGAGCTGTATTGGTACCACCTCCAAATGTCATCTTCTTAAACCCTTCAGGGGTATACTCACTAATGTACCTATCTTGAGTTTGAATATATCTACCAACTTTAATTCCTGGTTGGTCCGACACCTTTGTTGGGTCCTCTATGAATACTCTATCTTCAGCCAAAGCGTCAACTTCATACCATCTATTTGAAACACCTAAGAACTCAGCACTTGTTGGTATGTTAGTATATTCGGTACCACTTTTAAGTAATACACTGGTGATACCTAAAACATTTTTTTCAGGTAAGAATAATTCGAAAAATGGTCTAACATCATTTGGACTAATAACTCTTTTGAATACTTTAGTTATACCATTGACCACCAGTTCTCGTTTAGTAATTGTATAATTAATTAAAACATTATTGGCGTTGAAATTAGGTATTTTTAATCTATTTGGAAAACCTTGAGCATTGTATGGTGAAGTAAAATCAATATCATATATGTTTTCAAATACAATACCTGCACCAGTTACTTGTGAACCTCTTGTTAATGTACCCAAATATCTTTCGTCTTCTTTATCTCCAAATGCCGGTACAGTAATTGAGAAGTCGACAAGAGCAACTGAAGGTCTTTGCCCCGGTAATTTTAGGCCATAGGTTCTTGCTATGTTATAAATTGAAGACCTTTGTTGGGCGTATTGAAGGACTGTCTCTTGAATACTTCTATCGATATGGTAATGTAAGTTATCGGCTACGGCTGCATTTAAATCTAAAAAGACCGAAAATACTGATGCGTCATTAAAATCCTGTATAAGTTCAGGGTAATATGTTCTCACATAATTTAGTAATTCAGTTCTTATACCCTGATAATCTCTGGTTGTATACGATATTTTACGATTTGCCATCTATATTAAATATTAATAATAACAAAATCACTCTGAGCAAATGTGTTACTATCTACTGAGTAATCTATTTTAATTTTTGCAGTGTATTCTGAAGTCCCTTTTCCAGGAAACCTATAAATTGGTGACTCACTAGTCCCTACTATATTTTGTCCTTCCGCAATATCCACTTCTTCCATTGGGTCTGCGGGTGTGATTGAGATATTATTTAATAGTAAATTTGGCATGTATCTTGATACCGCTTCTCTGATATCAGATTGAATAGCATCAAATGTAAGACCATCAAAAGGCTCAAATAAAAATTCATATAATCTTGTTCCAAAATCAGGTAAGTAATATCTTGTTCCCTTTCTGGTTAATAATAAGTGAACTAAATCCGCTTTAATCTGTTGAGCCTCAAACTCTGTTAATTGTAAGTAATCCCCTCTTTTAGAATCTCTAAAAGGAAAATTAATACCATATGTAGTTCCATCTGCCATAACTATAAATATACTTAGATTATTTTTTTATTAAAGTGTTACCTTTTTGAGCCATTGGTTCATAAGGACAGTGCCTACACCCATTCCCACAACAATACCCTAGTTGAATATGATATTCTTCAGTGAAAACAGTTCTACCGTTTTCTTCATAAAAATGAGAAGGGAGAAGTTTTGGCTTCTCCCTCTTATTATTATCTATTTCCTTTAATTGAATATTAAATTCCATTAATAATATTTTAAACTAAATTATCTTTCATGATTTTAAACGAGTGTAACTTCACAAGCTCCACCCGCACATGCTACCTCTCCGCTTAAATCAGTATCATCATCCATTTCAACAATTTTTGATAAATCAACATCATGAAGAGCCTTCATTAATTCTTCGTATTTGTCTTTTGTGCAATCTTCAAACGGTGCTTGAATATAACTTCCACCATCATAAGGTAATACTGAAAGACCATTGTAATATTCTTTATTTTCCCACATCCACTCACCAACTGCTGGCCACTCATGCTCTCTAATTGAGATTGTTGCCGATACGTTATGTGCATTATTTCCATTTCTATGTCCAGGTTTAATCCATTCTTGTTGAACTTTTTTTACTCTTTCCAATAATTGAATTGGTGATTCGTTTCTTAAGATTGACCCTTCAGGTGCTTTTTGTGGTATTCCAATAACCGCAGTATCGTGTGGTCTAAAATATTCATCTTCAACTAATTCAGGATGATTATCTTTTAAATGTGAATAAATTGCTTCATTCTTACCAACTCTAACTCTTCTCACATAATATTCATTATGCCAAGCGTGAATACCTGATGATGTACCTAAAGTTAATGATGTGGTTCCTGCAGGTTTAACTGTTGTCGTTCTTGCCGATGCATTAATATTCAATAATTCTGCAACTCTTTTGTTTTCTTCTTTAACTACTTTAGCCGCTGATTTCATGTTTAAACCTAAAACAGCCCCTGAACCGATACCTGTCATTGATATTCCAATCAACGCGTCTTTCTCGGTTGTTCTTTGCCATATTGGTCTCAAATAGTGAAAGTTAGTATATCCTGCTTGTAATGTTCCAATGAAGGACGCCGCTCTAACTCTGTCTTCATAATCTTCTTGAGATACAACGTTAGATACGTTAACCTCTGTAAGGTTACAGAATTGGAATGGTCTTAAAGCAATTTCACAACAAGGATTAGTTCCCCAATCTTTATCATTACTTAAGTAGATACCAGGTTCTCCTGCTCCACTTGCTTCAATTCTCTTCCATAATTCAATGAAGTAGTCTTTGGTAATTTTGTGTCTCATCAAAACTGCAGAGTTATTGGCTCTACCTCTTTGTGGATTTGTTTCCCACCAAGCACCACTCTTACATCCAATCATTTCTTCGTCAGTTGCTGAGAATAATGAAATAAGTGCTGCTCTTCTGATACCACCAGCCAATACTGCATCTGCAATATGACAAACGATATCATGTACTTCAATTGGTTTTAATCTTTCACCACCTTCTTTTGAATCTAAGATTCCTTCAACCTTAATTAAACATTCTTTCAATGGTTGAGGACCGGGAGCTTTACCACCTGATGTGATAAGTCTTGCACCTTTTGGTCTGATGTCACTGAAGTCAAATTCAATTTTTGAACCACCAAAGAAGTATGATTTAACTAACACTTTAACAGCATCAGCCCATCCTTCAATTGAATCGGCCACTAACCATCTTCTTCCTCTTTCTTTATTTGGTTTTCTGATTTCAGGTAAAGCATCAACGTGATGTTTTTGTACTGAGTAACCAACACCTGTTCCACCTAAAAGTAAGAACATGATTTCAGAGAATACTCTCCAATCATCAATTGGTGCGAAGGCACAGTTGTAAATTCTGTTAGGTGAGATTTCAATTGGTTTTCCTGCGAATTGCATTGACCTCATTGAGGGTAATACTTGTTTTCTGAAAACGTACATGTAATTCTCACGAATTTCTTTTTCTAATTTAGGATATTGCTTAATATGCATCTCCATGTTTCTTGAAACTAATTCTTGCCAAGTTTCTCTTCTTTTTAGTTCTGGGATATACTTTGCGTATTTCATATACACAGTTATATCCGATAAAATTCTGTTTGAAATATCCATATTTGTAAATTTTTAGGTGTAGTTGTTTTATTAAAAAATCGTTGATTTTTATGATAAATATGTGGTCGAACACCAATCGACCAACAATTTAGATTAAAAAAATAAGTTTTTTTTTTAAAAAGTAGATATTTAATTAAATGGTTTTTTGTTGAGATTCTCTCTCTTTTCTTTTTTCAAGAAGTTCCTTAACCCTATCTCTCTTTCTTTCCTCTTGTTGTTCCTCAAATCCCAAGAAGGTAACTGAGCTTTCAGTATCGATTTCAAGTAACTCGTTGTTAAATTTACAGTTCTCGAAAACTACACCATCTTTACCTAAACGTGATTTAGTGATGGCGATAGTTGCAAGGTTCATTTCTTTCTGTTGAAGGGTCTTAGCCACAGAGATGATTACGTGACCAACCTGAGCCTTTTTAATTGAACCACCCATTTGGTCGGTAGTTACAACTTCAGCTGAAATTGAAGACCTATTACCCTGTGTGGCGGTCCATCCAACTAAGTCTAACTCATGACACATAGCTTCGAACCCTCTCATTACAGAACCCTCAGCTTTCCACTCATCTTTACTTGTAGATTCAGGTAGAATACAGTCGATATAATCTAACATAATCAAATCAATTTTATTACCATCAGCAATTATTTTTCTTACCTGATTTTTGATTTGATTCATAGTCATAGTGTCAGACGCTAATTTCTTAAGAACCAACTTGTTTTGCATGGTCTTCCTCC